CTATCAGGACTGTTACCTGAGCAATTGATACTTGTAAGCCTTCCACCCGATTCATGGCATAGGTATTCAACGAATATATTGAAACGAACCACACCGTTGCACGCGTTAGCTGGTTTTATTGTTACCGTTGTTCCCGCGAGGGCTGTTGCTATTGTTGAGTCCCAAGGTGTATTCATTGTACTGGTACTAATGACATTGATTTGTCCCAAGGCTGGGACAAATTGTGAGTTCCCCGAACCCCCAATTTTACCACCAATAACATCAAATGTCATTGTACTAACTTGGTCAAATACGGAAGCATCAGCCGATTCGATCAACATCGCTGTAACTTTAGCATGGAAGGCGTGATTTGTAAAATCGAGAACATACGTCGCATTTGCTACACTCGCACCACTGGTTAAATTTGTAGAATACGAGTATGTCTTTTTTCCAAAACCTCCAGTATTTGTAATGAGACCTCCTGTGACATGGGCGCGTTCCCCGACGTACACATCCTTCGCTATACCGACACCACCAGCTGCCTTGAGAGCACCTGTAGTTGATGATGTCGATTCAGTTGTATCTGTTAGGGTCACCACACCACCAACATTTAGGGTTGTGGTGATCTGTGCATCACCTGTCACAGTCAGCTTTGCCGCTGGATTTATAGCGCCAACTCCCACGTTCCCGGATGTATAACTCAATGCAGTGGGAGACGATTCAATTGTCCATGGTGTACTTACGAATAGTTCCCCACCTTCATATAGGTCCCCAGTAAAGTTGATATCACCAACAACATCGAGAGAGTAAGCAGGTGCTGCTTTATTAATACCAACACGATCTGTTGTAGAGTTTACCACTAATACAGAAGTATCTACCTTGAGATCACCACCAACATTCAGGTTTTCTTGGGTACTGATACCACCAGCAACCTTGAGGGCACCTGTTGTAGCTGAGGTTGAAGTAGTTGTATCTGCTAAGGTCACCACACCCGAGGCGTTTAGGGTAGTTATAGCCGCTGCATTAGACCCAGCTAGAGTACCATATACATTGGTCCCTGAAATGGTAGCACCCTTCACCATAGCAGAGGCGGTTAGGGTAGTCACAGCTGCTGTGTTAGCCCCAGCTAGGGTACCATATACGTTGGTCCCTGAAATAGTAGCACCCTTCACCATACCAGAGGCAGTTAGGGTAGTCACGGCTGCTGTATTAGCCCCAGCTAGGGTACCATATACATTGGTCCCTGAGATGGTAGCACCCTTCACCATACCTGAGGCTGTTAGGGTAGTAACAGCTGCTGTATTAGCTCCAGCTAGGGTACCATATACGTTGGTTCCTGAAATGGTAGCACCCTTCACCATACCTGAGGCTGTTAGGGTAGTTACAGCAGCTGTATTAGCCCCAGCTAGGGTACCATATACATTGGTCCCTGAAATAGTAGCACCCTTTACCATAGCAGAGGCAGTAACACTAGTCGCTGTTAGGGTAGTCACAGCTGCTGTATTAGCTCCAGCTAGGGTACCATATACATTGGTTCCTGAGATGGTAGCACCTTTTATCATACCGGCGGCATGTAGGTTTTCTTGGGTACTGATACCACCTGTAACCTTGAGGGCACCCGTTGTAGTTGAGGTTGAAGTAGTATCGTCCGTTAGAGTCACCACACCATCTAGGGTGGCGGCGGCACCAAACAAAGCACCTGAAATACCTACACCACCACCTATGGTTACTGCACCAGTGGTTTTTGAGGAAGATGTGGTTGAACCCGTGACTCCTAAAGTACCATTTATATTTACTGCGAGTGTGTTTGCTGTATTCATTGTTATAGTGGAATCGGCAGAACTATTGAGGGTATGACCAATTTCAAGGTTGGATGCCGAGAAATCATAAATGATTGCGACATTACCCTTATGCCCACCTGTTAGGGGGTTATTCATAACCATACCAACATCGGCACCATTTACATTACCTATACCAACTTCGATTGTAGGATCTGCAACTGTAAGACTGTTCTGCCCTTGACTGATGGTCTCACCTGAAACGATCAAATCACCAGCTACTGTAATACTACCACCAAAATTGCCTGTCTCACCGAATATGGCACCACCTACACCCAAACCACCAACAATTTGAACTGCACCCGTTGTTTTAGAAGTAGCTGTTGTATCGGCCCAAACTTTCGTAATACCCCCGACATTAAGCTTTTCTTGAGTACTTATACCACCAGTGACTTTGAGAGCACCAGTGGTCACTGAAGTTGAAGTCGTAGTGTCTAGAATGACTACACTATTGGATACAACGTCTTCTACGAAGACATTTTTACCGTGAATATTTTTAGCAACACCTAGACCACCAGTGACAATTAGAGCACCAGTGGTTTTAGAAGTAGCATCTGTGGCTGAGAATACCTTAGTGACAGCCCCAACATTCAAGTTTTCTTGAGTACTTATACCACCAACAACCTTTAGGGCACCAGTAGTTGCCGAGTCTGAAGTTGTGGTATCTAGAATGACTACACTATTGGAGACAATGTCTTCAACGAACACATTTTTACCATGAATATTTTTAGCAACGCCTATACCACCAGTGACAATTAGAGCACCAGTGGTTTTAGAAGTAGCGTCTGTGGCTGATATTACCTTAGCAACCGCACCAACGTTCAAGTTTTCTTGGGTACTGATACCACCAACAACCTTTAGGGCACCTGTTGTTGCCGAGTCTGAAGTTGTGGTATCTAGAATGACTACACTATTGGAGACAATGTCTTCAACGAACACATTTTTACCGTGAATATTCTTCGAAATACCCACACCACCAGTGACAATTAGGGCACCAGTGGTTTTAGAAGTAGCGTCAGTCCCGGATATTACCTTGGCAACAGCACCAACGTTCAAGTTTTCTTGAGTACTGATACCACCCACAACCTTTAGGGCGCCAGTGGTTGCTGAAGTGGATGTAGTGTTATCAGTGATAGTAACACGATCAGCCTCAACATCCTCGAAATTGACATCTGTAGCGTGAATATCACCCACCACACCCAAACCACCACCTATTGTCACTGCACCCGTTGTTTTGGAGGAAGACGTGGTTGAACCCGTGACTCCTAGAGTACCGTTTATATTTACTGGGAGTGTGTTTGCTGTATTCATGACAATAACAGTATCTGTAGCACTATTGAGGGTATGACCAATTTCAAGGTTGGATGTAGAGAAATCGTAAATCACAGCGACGTTACCCTTATTTCCACTTGTTAGAGGATTATTCATAACTAAACCAGTGTCCAAACCGGCTAAATTACCTTTACCAAGTTCAATTACGGGATCTTGAATTATAAGATTATTTGAATTAAAAACCGTTGTGTTTCCAGTAACTGTTAAATTACCAGTGAGTGTGAGATTACCACAATGAACGTTTCCGGCTACACCTAAACCACCGGCAACCTTTAACGCACCACTTGTTTGATTGTTAGATGGTGTGGTGTCTGTAATATTGACACTATCAGCTTCGACACCTTCAAAATTAGCGTTTAAAGCATGAATATTCTTAGAAATACCCACACCACCAGTGACAATTAGGGCACCGGTGGTTTTAGAAGAGGCATCCGTTGCGGATAACACCTTAGCAACAGCTCCAACATTCAGGTTTTCTTGAGTACTGATACCACCCGCAACTTGGAGGGCACCTGTAGTCGCAGAGGATGAAGTAGTAGTGTCTAAAATGACTACGCTATTTGACACGACATCTTCAACGAAAACATTCTTACCATGAATATTTTTAGAAATACCCACACCACCAGTGACAATTAGAGCACCAGTGGTTTTAGAAGTAGAATCAGTCGCAGATAATACCTTCGTGACGGCCCCAACATTTAAGTTTTCTTCGGTACTGATACCACCGGCAACTTTAAGGGCACCGGTTGTGGCAGAGGTTGAAGTCGTAGTATCCGTGATGCCAACCCCACCGGAAACAACTAACACATTTATACCTTTATCATCAATGTAAACATTGGAACCTACACTCAAAGTATGAGAAGCTAAGGAATTGGCTATACCCACATTACCGGTGGTTACAAATGCAGCTACATTATTATAAAAAATTAGATTATTAGAAGTTGTATTACCTTGGTTGGTTACAGCTTGAAAACCCTGATTACCGATGAGATCTTGCGCTGATTCACCAGATTCAGTTAATTCTTTTGTAAGTGTGTTATACATCATCAATACAATTTCAGCCTTACCTTCATAGTCGGGTCTAAAACGAACCGGTGATACATAAACGGCCCCACCTGTCGAAGCATCAACCGCGGTATTACTCGCATTTAGAACGATCGTGTTTTCACCCTGGTCCTGTTGAGCGTGTTTACCAAACCGAATCTGGGTTGACCTCTCAACGGTCGGTAAGGTCTTGACCATTTAGTATAAGGTTGTATTTTAATTTGCGTAAAGTAAACCGGCCATTCCATTTTCCACTCTCAAAATATTGTAATTTACTGCATAAATTGGGTCATTAATCTTCATAGACTCACTCATGATAGTAGCTGACGATACACGACTAAAGTTGAGTGTTCCTGTGGGCTGTAAGCTGGATGTTGAGAGGCAGAAACAATAAAGAAAGAAATCTGGAGAAGTTACGAAGTTTGTGTGATAATAACTCGTGACGTCTATAAAATGTGGTTTACCCCATTTATAGTTACTTACATCGAGACCATTTATGTTTAATTTAACTTTGTTTGTGGGAGATGTGAGGGCACCATCAGTTGTTGTATCCGAGGATGCTAAATATTTTACTGGATGATTAAACGTAAGTTCTTGAACTAAAGTACCTGAAGCAATATTTTTTTGGACTTGTGTTATGAGGAGATCATGTTTTCTAGATACAACCTGACCACGCTCCTCATTATCGAGGTAATAGTAGTTTGCATAACATTCAACATTGTAATTTGCAGCAGCTGTAGCCCAATATATCCTAATTTCAACATTATGATAGTTTAAGGCTACAAGGGGTAGAGCGCATTGTGGCCCCTCACAAAAAAAGAACCTGAGAGGGTAAAAAAATGAGCGTGCAGAAATACCGGGGTGTGTACCGTTCGCACTCCTAGATACATTTTGTGCAAATGTATCAATAGCAATCTTCTCTGTGAAAATTGCGTCTTGTGTGTCAATAACGGAACCACCTATTAAAAGCTCAACTTTATCAATAATGGTGTCCCATCGTTGAATATCGAGGGCTTGGGTTTTGTCATCTAGTGTAAAATACACGTAACTGAGAAGATCACCAGATCTCTCAAATTGGATGCTAGACATAGAATTGTTTTTCACCGCTCCGTGGATGGTTTGTTTTTCAACGGATTGTGAAAAATTAGCATGGCGTTTAAATGTTGAACTGAAGAAAGATATTTCAGGATTACCCATGATATATTTATCCTGGGCACCTATAGCAATCAATTGAACAACACCGGCAGACATGGTAATACTAATTTAAGGGGAGAAAAATTACAGGTTGGGTTTTCTACAGACGAAACGAATAACCAAAAAATTATTTTCGGCGGGATTTGGTGGTGTTATAAGAACACCACTTTGATTACGAATATTGATAGTGAGACGATCAATTGTTCGAATAGGATTTACGTATTGCACAGCAATTGGGTAATCATCTTTGAAACTTATTATACCAGTATCATCTGTAGTAACAATACTAGCAAAAGATTTTCGAAGCACACTTAGTGAGTCCTGACCTTCATAAACATTGGTAGCGCGATCATTAAATGTAGAATTCAACTCATCAATAGAAATGTAGCAATGTTCACTTCCATTACCTGGTGTGACTGTATTAATCCGAGCGGCTAGAAGTCGAGCCTGTACAACATTTTTTAGAGGCTGAGTCAAAAAACACGTCCATGTGTTCGCGCTAGTCTGATTAAGAGTATCAATTGTGATGGTATGATATTCATAGTTTAGATCGGGAATCATCTCCGTCGGCGTTGTGATTAAAGCCATATATCATTAGCTTAGATTAAAGATCCACCAATTCCATCCGCGATCTCATATCCGGCATGATCACCTACAAGTTTTTGGGCACCACAAAGACCACCTGGAGTAAGACCAACAGAGTAAGGGCTGTCTTCCTTCCCTGAACCAGCGGTGCATTCAAGGTCTGGCTTGAGGTCGAAGAGAGATTCTTCACTGACGGGTGTAATGGTAATTGGCCTGGGCTGATAATTCGCGGTCTTCGCAGACATAAAAGACAGGATGAAGATGAGGGTCATCAAAACTGCTATGGCCATGAGGCCGTTGCGGTTGGTCTTGTTGAGGTTAAGCATTTATATTAGACTTAGATTTTTTTAAAGTGCGTTAAAGAGATTTTCTTAGTTTCTAAATAGACAGTAGATGGACGAAGAAATCGTACTCGATAGGGGTCAAACGACTGTGATGAAATTAGATGCTGATGAACAGGCCCTGATGGATGAAATTCAAATTTCTGCACCACGACCAAAACCTGTACCTCGACCCACAAGGCCTATGCAAAGACCTCAACAATCTTTTCAGGGTCAGGAGGCTATGGATGCTTTTGTGAATCCCAACAAACAAAGTGCCCCAACTCAGCCTCAACAGGATGAGGAAATTGATTATGGCGAGGATGAACCAATGATGTTCGACGATGATGAACCGATGGGCCCCGGTCCTAGTGACCAGGGTGAACAACCCTCGAAGGGGTACACTTCAATTGATGAAGAGAAGTCGGATCTTATTAACAAATTAGCTCGACTTGAGAAGAAGGGATTTGCAGTTAACAAAAGGTTGAACGCTTACTCGAACGTTGATGAACTCAGATCAGAGGTCAAGAGGATTACATACAGTATAGATGTTGAACAATCAGTTCGCTTCTCTCGCCGTATGTTGGTCGCCTGTGTAACTGGGCTTGAATTTTTGAATAAGAGGTATAACCCATTTGAGGTTCAACTTGAGGGTTGGTCTGAGTCTGTTATGGAGAATGTTGATGATTATGATGGTGTGTTTGAGGAACTATATGTGAAATACAGATCTAAGGTCAGTGTTGCACCAGAGGTAAAACTGATTATGATGTTGGGTGGCTCGGCAATGATGTTTCACCTTACAAATTCGATGTTCAAGTCCGTGATGCCAAATATGAATGATGTTATGAAACAGAATCCAGACCTGGTGAAGAATATGATGGCGGCGGTTCAAAACACCACCCGTGACACTAGTGGTCCCGCAGTTGATGCACCCGTGGGTGGTTCAGGGCAGTATGAGATGCAGGGACCTGGACTTGATATTTCAAGCCTCATGGGTGGCATTTCGATGCCTCCCCCACCCCCAATGAATACCTCAATGGGACAAGGACCCTCGGCGCCTCAGCTTGTTGAGGAGGATGATGATCTCTCTGATATCATGTCCATCTCTGGTGATTCCACTGGGGGTGAGGTCAAGGAGGTCAATGTTGGTTCAGGATCTAAACCCAAGAGAACTCGTCGAAAGAAGAAGACCGAAATAAATCTCTAAACTTATATAAATGATAGCGTATTGTCCGCTTGAGGAGCTCGAGCCTCCCGTTCGACAGCAAGAAATTGTCGCCGAGGCCAAGGCCGAACCTGTAAAGCCTCAGGTCGGCCGCGAAGAAACTGAATTAAATTACGTCATCATGGCTTTCATTGTTGGCGTAGT